ATAAGTTTTCTTATGCCCATAGTCAAAATAGTTTTTGTCATAACTACAGATATTTATAATAACGAGAAATTACAGTCCTTTTCGTGTCACAGGATGCCATACTGTACCATACTCATCTACTGTATTTTCTTCGTGTTCATTTATGCCATCGTCCATAAAACCAAACGGTGCCATATCTTGTTCAATTAAATTTTGTTGTTCTATGTACATTTGATTACGTATATTAGAATCTGTTAACTCTTTAAAGTAAGTTTGATTAGAAATCCAACCAAATATCACTAAACACATCATTAAGTCATCATTAGCACCTTCTTCGGCTTGCCAAGATTGACCTTTTTTACTAAAGGTTGACATTTCTTCTATAATGGAAAAGTCATTTATTATCAGTTTATCATTTTCAACTAACGTCTTTATATTAGTACAACCTATCTTTTTAATCTGTTTTGTCATACGGATACCTAATTGACTACCACGACCACTGTACATAGCACCTAATATTTGACCAGCACGACCTTTTTGTGTTGTCATTAATAGATTGTCGTATTCTATTTCATATTGTAAAGCATCTGATACTTGTTGACCTAAGTCATTGACTTCGACTAACACGTGAGCACCGTTATAACCTTTACACGCCTGTTCTATGACGTTAGGAAAAACAAATGGTTTAACTTCATTGTTTTTGTACGTACACACAACTCGATACGGTACTTGTGTAACATCAAAGATAACAAAGGCAGAATAATCTTTATTAGTACCACGTGCCACGTCAACGGTACATACATAGAGTTTACCTTTTTCAGGTCGTTCAAACATTTTTAAGCCGTTACGACTTTCTAACGGATCAACATACGGTGTTGATTTAATTTTATATGGTGAAACTAATGTATCTACAGAACCTAAAAAGTCACATTCAAACTCTTGTTGGAATTGTTCTTTTGATGTGTTACGTATTGTTTCTTCTTTCCATTTTTCATCTCTACCAGGTACTTCACTCCAATGTACTTCAATAGGCACATAATCATTTTGTCCGTTTTCAGCGTCAGTCCATAGTTTGTAATAATGATTCATACCATATGGTGTTGATACAATAATCATTTTTGTATTTTGACCAGATGAGATGGTAGGATAAACTGAACTAAAAAACATTTCAGCAATATTAACAGGTACGAAAGCAAACTCGTCTAAGAATATAATGTTATATGAACCTCCTCGAATAGCAGATGAAGAAGTAGCAGCAGCAATAATTTGAGATTTGTTTTCTAACTCTATTGAACCTTTGTTCCAGTTTATAACACCTTGTTGTAACCACTTAGGTAAATTTTCATAGGCAAGTTGTAAACGTCCTAATATATCTCTTGCCGTAGAACTTTTGTTGGCAAGTATAGCAATATTTGAATTAGGATTAAACAACGCATAGTGTAAAAGATATGAAATCGTTGTTGTTGATTTACCTGATTGTCTTGGCAGTTTACAAATGGTAAATCTATTATCGTGTATGGTTTGTACAATCTTTTTTTGAAAGTCATACATCTTAAAAGGCACTAAACCTTTATCTAACGAAACAATTTGAATATATTTTTCCATAAAGTATAATGGATTGCCAGCACACTTTTGATATTCTTCAATCTGTTCTTTTGTATATTCTACAGGAGTATTAATCTTTTTAAGATTAGGATTTCCTAAATAAGCATCACTCATTAATTACTACTCCTTCGATATGGGTATATCCCATTTTTACAGCAGCCGTTATTCTTTGACTGCCTTTATAAACGGTATAATGTTTTTCTATATATGGATTGCCTGTGGCACCCATACGTGGTGTATCAGATACAAAACATTTTTCTACTTGTATTGGATCAATCATTTCTTTACCTTCTAATATATCTAGTAAAGCAAGACCGTGTTTAACGTAAGTTAAATCACTTATCTTCAGTATTGTCTTGTTCGGGTGATATGTTTTTGCTCTCAATAGTTTCATCTTTTTTTAGCATCTTTTGTAATTCGGCAGTTGATCCGACAAACAGAGCATTTTTAATATTTTGATTTGCCGTTTTAGGCAACTCTTTTAAATCTTTTAGTTTCTTTTGTAAGTCTTGTAGTTTATCAACAGTTTGACCTACTTGACCAATTAATTGACCAGCCACCTCATAGGCACGTGGGTGTTGTCCTTCTCTAGCAATATCAAGTATACCTTCAATGGCTTCTTGCCCACGCTCTATCAAGTTATAATAGTTTTCTCTACTATACTTGTAGTCGTTATCTATGTCGGGTGATTCTTTGTCTTCTTTTCTTGGAACAGGTGCTTTGAATTGCTTTTGTTCTGCCGGCACTGATTCTTTTTTATCAATACCTAATATCTCATTAACTTTGTCTTCCAGTTTACTCATTTGTAAATTTTATGAATTACTTTTGTAATTGTTCTAAAACTTCAGATATTGATTCTTTTACTTCGTATGTTATATTTTGAGAAGATAATCTTATCCAACAATTTCTTGTTTTAGGAGCTAAAAGTAATGATAATACATCAGACTTTTTTATTATGAGAGGATCGTCTTCATATTCTAAAGTAGCATTTGTAAGACAAATAAAATCATCTTTTATGTCTTCTTTTATTTTTTCTACTAATTCTTTTTGACGAATTTTTTTGTTAGCGTATTCTTTTGATAAAATATCAAAAGCTTCTTTATCTTCTAGTTTTTTTATTTTCTTTTCCATATTGTAATCACTTTCTTATATTATTAATTAATAAAATTTATTTCCAACCGAAACTAACGGCTTCAATATCTGTTATTTTAGACACAGTTTGATTTAATGTTTCAATCTTCCAAACCATATTAGCTTCGCTTGGTTGACTAGATATATCTAAGTCGTGTACGGCAGCTATAATTTTATTAGAACCATAATCACCTTCACCAACAAGTGTTCCTTGTGTATATGTAGAACCACCATCTCTACTTATATAAACTTTTAAATCTGTATTTAAAGTAGCAGTTCCTGCTGTATTTTTATATAATAATACTAAGTCTGCTTGAGTAGGTACGGTACTATCATTAGTAGCTTGTGATGTTGAAATTAGTGTCATATTGTTAACACTTACTGTTGATATAGTGTAACTCATATAGACAGCTCCATTTTCACCATTTGAGCCTTCTCCACCGCCATCACCAACTGAGCCTGGATAATTGGCATCACCTGTTCCAGCAGCAGCACCTCCTGAAGTTCCTTGGGTATTTGTAACACTAGAAATATAGGAAGAATTATAGTAAGAGGATCCTCCTCCACCACCTCCGCCAGATGAAGATGCTGATCCACCGCCACCGCCGTAGTAGCCACCGCCGCCACCACCGCCGCCACGATAACCTCCTGGTTCTTCACCACCATCTCCACCACCGTTAAATGCGTTATTAGTAACAGCACTACCTTTTCCTCCAGGACCTTCATCACCGCCATTACCACCTGTTAAAGCAGAACCAGCTACAGCATCAGTTCCTACAGCACTTGCCTGACCACCAGCAGCGCCACCAGCAACCTGTGAACCACCGCCTCCAGCATTTGTACCACCACCAGACGATCCGGTTGTGCCTCCTCCTCCTCCTCCAGAACCACCATCACCAGCACCGCCACCAGCGCCAGCAATAATTACAGCATTACCGTGAGTTTTTGTTCCTTCAAATACTCCTGAATAACCTCCACCACTTCCGCCAGAACCGTTATATGTTCCATATGCTCCGCCTTGACCTACCGAAACAATTAAATCTGTACCATCAGATGGATAAGAAATTGTTCCAGAAATAAATCCGCCACCACCTCCAGTTTGTCCAGATCCAGTGTGATCGCCGCCACCGCCGGCGCCCCAACACTTAACTGTTCCGTTTAATGTTTGTCCTGATGTTAATGAAATCGTATCATCTGAGCCATCATATGAATATGTTGTTGTGGTTGTGCCGGTAGTTGAAGAATCAGATCCACTATAAACACCGGTTGAAAAAAATTCATTTGTACTAGCTGTAGTGTTAATTCCTGTACTATCTTCAAATTCATCTATAGTTTGATTTGTTAATGAATATCTTGCTAAAGAACCATTTGTAGCAACTTTAAAACCTAATTGAGCTAATTTACTTTGAATTAAATCATCATCATATTCAGCAATTGTTTTACTGCCACCTAAAGCTACCGCTTCACCGTTGATGGTAATTGTGTTATTTGCTAATTTAGCATTAGTGATTGTACTGTTTGCCAAATCATCAGCTGATATAATACCGTCTTCGATAGATTTTGAATTAATTTTATTAATTGCCATAGTTGTTCTCTCTATTATTTATACTATTTATTCATCCGAATCTGTCGTAGGATTGTAATTTTTACTGTCAGCAAACGTCTGAATTGTTGTTGTAAAACCAAAGTCATCATCAGCATCAGCACTTGTAGGGTCTGGTACGACAATAACTCTTTCTTCTCTTTTTGATTCAGGCAAGTCTGTATATATGTCTGCCTGTGTTTCTTTAATAACTTTTTGTGTAGATGTAGGTCCAAATAGATATGTTTTAGCAGTAAATGTTAAAGAATAAATCACAGCACGTCTTTGTGTAAAGTCACCACTATAACTATCTTCATATTGTACACCATTTAATACTATTGGTACATCTCTTTTAATATCCATTTCAGGAATTGCGTTAACCGTTACTGTATAATCAGGTTGAAAATAAGGTAATATTTGTTCTATAATTTGTAGACCACTTTCAGCAGTAGCCGTAAACACATATAAACCATAAGAGATATTATAGGGTACAGGTGTGTAATTATAGTTTAATATTTTACCTTCAGCACCTGTTTTAACAGTTTTATATTTTTGTATTCTTGTGAGTTTACGTGAGCCATCATATGAAATACCTGTAATTTCAAAACCCATACGAGGTAAGGTAATCGCAAATTCTCTATTTTCTAAACTTGCCTGTTGGTCAAGTCTAACTAAAAACTTTTCTTTTGGAGCATATGCCAATGGCACACGAATAGACTGTACAACATTATCGTTAGAGTCTTTTCTTTTAATTTGTATGTTATTAAAGATTTGACCAAAAGCGATGGTCATTCTTCTCATACTTTCGTTGTAAAAATAATTTCCAAACATTAAAAATCTACATCTCCAAATGGGTTACGTTCTGTAAAGTCTAATATATCATCAGCAACACTTGCCGTATCAAAACCAGCTTCACTATCTAAGTCATTATTATCAGCATATGTATTTGCCTGTGTTTGTATATCATACGTTTCTAATAGCATATAATTAACTTCACCACTAGCACTGTCGTTTTCTAAAACAATCGAACCTGTTTCAGCTTCTAAAGATACTTGATGTGCTAATTGATCTAATGTATATCTATCTTCAGCAGCATCAATATCTGTAATACCTGTATCTAATCTTTCTGAACTGTATTCCCAACGTGTTACTCTTAATTTATAAACTGGTAGTTGACCGAGTTGAAAGAATGGCTCTTGGTCTTCAACAAATTGTATTTCAAAAAAACTATTCATCAAAGGCATATAAATGATGTCGCCTTCGTTTGGTCTACCGTCAGCAATTAAGTTGTGAATAGAATCAACTTTTTCATCAAATCTTCTTTTAGATATTATAAACGTAGTGTCTTCACGTATTTCTAAACCAAACTTATTAATTAATTCTTGTTGACCAGCAAATCCTTCAGTGGTCTCCATATACATTTCAACTAAGTATGAATCATCAAATTTACTTAGTGTATCTTCACCAAGTATTAAATCTCTATTAACTAATGTTCGTGGAAGATAATAAACGTCAAATCCGTATATCTTTAATCCTTCGATAATTAAATCTTCGTGTAATCTTTTTTCGCTGGTACTACCAATGCCGTTGCCACTTTGAAAGTAATGATTGACAGCCATAGCATTATCCTATCATCATAGCTGGATTTAATTCAAATGAACTTCTTATTTCTTGTTCTAGTTTTTCAATGTCTTGTAAAGCTTCAGAATATAATTGTTGGCCGTTTAGTGTTACTCCACCTAACATAGCAACACCGTTAAATTTTGATAAGTTAGCACCCCATTGTTTTTTAAACAAAGCAGTGGTATATCTTTTTAAGTAAATATCATTCCATACATCTGTATAACTTGATGGATCTAATTTACGATAACATTCT